CTGCCATCTTGTTTCGTTGCAGTTCGACAACAACGGATGCTCTCTGTTCTATCATGCGGCAGTACTTGACAGCCCCATCATCATTGGTGTGACCAATAGTTATGATACCTACGTTCAACTCAGCAGCTAGCTTGGATAGCCTGACAGCTAGGTCAGCTAGGAATTGTTCTTTGCTTTCTTCTCCTGACATGTTAGCTGCTATGTCCTGTATAGGTTCAAAGAATATGTACTGCACACCACATGCCTGAGAAAGATACCTGATATGGTTAAGGATTTCAAGAGGGTCATCCTCGTCATTGAGAAAGAATTGGTATAGCCTTTCATCTTTAGTCAAGTCAGTGATAGCCTCTTGTACTTGACGGTCCAGTCCTTTCTCTTGGATCAAGTCCTTTCGTGTTACGTTCTCTCCTAGTTTGTATGACACCAGACCTAGGATGCTACGTAGCTTTGTCTCTTCCATGTGCCAAGCTGCAATGCGTATCTCTGGGTACTTACTCAGGAGTCTGTACTCTAGGTAGCGCATGAACTCAGTCTTACCTATGCCTGTCTGTGCCTTGAACAGAGTGAAGTGTCCTTGCATCAGGCCCATGCACAGGTCATCGAAGTCTTGTACACCTGTCTCTACGTAGACGTGTTCCTCTGATGTACTGTACAGCTTTAGGAACTGGTCAGGTGTATTAATGATATTCTCAGGTGTGTACTTCTGTGCGTTGAACCAAGCATGGTAGTATGAATCCCGTTCACCTGCCTGAAGGAACTCATTGGCATCCTTGTACTTGTCGTGCTTCATCCTGTACACTTTATTAGGGAAGAGGTTAGCTATCTTCTGAGCTACTGCATTTCCTGCGTCATCATGTTCTATTGACAGGACTATCTTCTCGAATGACTTGAGCCATTCAGTTACGTTCTCCCATAGGCGTCTACTAGGTGAGGCTGAAGGTAATGACACGAAGGCTGAGTTATATCTCTGGTGCTTGCACATTTGGTAGGCTGACATAGCATCTAGTTCACCCTCTGTGATCGTGACTATCTTACCTGACCCAGCATTCCATAGGTTCATACCGAATAGTTCATCTGACTTGAGACCCTTAGCGGAGAAATCCTTAGGGAAGTATCGTGTCTTGATACCACCTGAGGGGTAGACGTACTGCTGGTACTTCTCCTCACCGTCACTGTTGAGGTAGGTGTAGCACCCGTAGAACTCCATTGTCTCCTTGGATATGCCTCGCATACCTCTGTACACTGCTGTCATCTTCTCAAGGTGTACTACTTGAGGTGCTTGTAATTGCATTTCCTCTTCTCCACTTTCCCAATACTCACAACCAAAGCAGTAGCCGTGACCATCTGAGTACCTAGCTAGGTTATCTTTTGAGAGACACTTAGGGCATGGCTCATGTCCTATGAAGTGGCTGTCTGCTTTGTGGTCTTTCATTAGTGCATACTCTCTCTTCCGAATCCATTCTGAATGCTAGTCTCGAACCAGTCTTCAACTAGCCTGTCCATAATAGACTTATATTGTTCATCTGTCAAGAGGTTAGGACTGTACTCGTTGCCCTCTTCATCATAGAGATACTTGATTCTGAACTGTGGTTCAATCTCTAGGGTGATCTCAGGTGGCAAGTCTTTCCATGTCTCGTAGCATATGTAGCCATCTGTCAGGATGTCAGCACATACTGTGAGCCATGTGTTATCCGTTACCTCTACTTCTAATTCAGCATCAAATGTTTCGTGCATCATTTCATAATTCCTCTTGGCAAAACCCACAGAAGTCATTGTAAGATGGACCCCCACAGGATACACACGTTCTCCATACTTGTTTCTTTCTTAACGGTTGACCGAATGAGTGACCCACTGGTGGGTTGTTCTCACCGTAGTTACCGTACTCATCGAAGCTATGGTTGGCTTCGTACTTCTCCTTTGCTCTCTGTCTCTCCTCGTCTGACATTGGACGAATCATGAGTAGCTTGTCAAGTCTTTTCTTTAAATCCTCAAGTTTATTTTCGTGTTTCTTGATCTCGTACTCTAGGTTTTCTATTTCTCCTGATACACTCATGTCACTTACCTTTGTTGAACTCATGGTGCAGATACCACATTGCCTGTTCCATTTTAGAGACATCAGATATTTGTAAGTCCCAGCAGTCCTGTATGTACGAGAGGGTATCCCTCAGGGAAATGTAGGCTAAGTCAATAGCTTTTATCTGATCATCAGACATAGCTTTCATGCCTTCACTCCTAGCTTTTACTTTCTTTTCGTGTTCTATTTCCCACTGTTCTTTCTTTGCCATGTCATTTTCTCCTTGACAATCTGATAGGATGGGTGTATAATAGTCTTGCCTTTGGGCAAGGGGCTATTAGTCATATACCCTAGGTCCATCTCCATTCTTAATTCTATCTATTAGGTCTCTCTCTTCTTGGAGCAGAGACTCTAAGTCTTCCTCTAGGAACTCCTCACTCAGTATCTTGTCGGAGTAGTAGTCCTTTGGTGTTCTAGTTTTTACTGGTCTTTTCATTAGAAAGGTACCTCCTCATCTTCTGTCTGTGGTATCCACACTATATCATACTTGTGCATGATAATCAAGTATTCTCTTAGGTTACTACCCCACAAATACATCTGCGTATCCTTTCAGTTTCTTTAGTGCGTACCCTGCTAGGATACCTTGAAGGTATATCCAGAAGATAGCCTGACTGTCAACCCCTCTCATGTCATAGCCCACAGATGCTAGTATTCCAACTGTGACTATCATTGAGACCCATGACATAAGAGAGATTGTGAACAGTTTCATTGATTACCCTGCGAAGTTGTGAAGTCTACGAATTGTTCTTCTGTCATTCTTCATACTCCTCGCTTTCCTCTATGTTGGTAAACCTAATCCAGATGTTGCCATCTGCAAAATCTTCTACAACTTCCCAATTAGAATTACCTTTATCTATGAGGGTGTCAAGCCACTCAAAAAACTCTGTTCTGTTCATCTGACATTACCCTGCAAAGTGACGAAGCTTGCGCCCAAGATTGAAACGGTTGGCTTTCTTTTCAATGTACACTGTACGATAGCCAATATGAAAGGCTGTGGTACACTTGAGTGTCTCTACACCCCAGCGCTTCTGTGTGGTACGCTTGCGGGTCAGTCCTTTGATACCTAGGAAGTTGAAACGAAATCCTTGAGTGCCATCATTGAGTGGTTTAGTTGCCATTGTCTTATACTCCTACTAGTTTGTTTATTGTGTTCTGTGATACTACTCTACCTATGTCTTTACCTCCAAGATACTTGTTGATGTGCTTGGATGTAGTAGGTGAATAGTGTGTGTCAGTCCTAAATGCACCTTGGTCATCCCAACCTGCAACTGGAGTTTCATAGCTGAACAAGACAGACACACCTTTGATTTGCAGTTCTGTCATGTTTGATCCTACGTTCTTGAGTTTCATTTTAGTTTCTCCTTTTGATTTGACTTTCCGTCATAGGTGTACATGAGCACACCTAAAAGAGAGAGTCAAGTAAATAAAATATCGTAACCCACTTCTTTTATGTAATCGGTAATTGTCCAATCACTAGGGCAACTTTGGTATTCTTCCCTAAAGTAAGTTGCATCATCACCTTGCAAGCAAATACTTTCCCCATCATTACGGACTATCGTCATATAGAAGCCACGGTCAAAAATATCGTATGTCATTTTAGTTTCTCCTTGAGTTGATTTGACTTTCCGTCATGGCTGTACCTAAGCACAGCCAAAAGAGAGAGTCAAGAGTTTTGTTTCTCTTTATCTACCTAATAAACTTAAAGCATTTATACGGTATGTTTCCGCCAAGCGATCGTTTGTTCCGTCACGTTCAAAGCGAATTGATTTGATCAGGCGTTTTGCTTCTTGTCTGTTATAGATACGAGAAGCAATTTGTGATTCATTGCGATATGCGAGACAGTTGCGAAGTCTGTGTAGTAAGTGCTTTTCGAATGTCGTCATTTTGTTTTCCTTTCGTTGTTGTTAAAACCATATAGGCACAGAACCAAAAGAAACACAAGGACTAAAAAGGATAGGTCCAGTTAGTCCAAACGGATAGGTCCAGTTATATATTATAATGAGTAATAAAAACAAAATAGATCAGAACCTAGAAAATTATACCAAGGGGTAGACAAGGATGATACCAAAGTA